CAATTGTTAAGTGGAGGCGTCGTCAAACAAGTTGGCGAAGTGTTAGATAATTTAACAACATCAAAAGAAGAAAAGCTAAATGCTCAAAAAGCTATTAAAGAAATACTTTTAAAAGCAGATAGTGAAGCTCAACAACAAGTTACCAAAAGATGGGACTCAGATATGAAGTCTGATAGTTTTTTATCAAAAAACATACGACCATTGATTATTGTATATTTAACAGTTATCTTTACAGCGTGTGCTTTTTTTGACGGTAACATAGGTGGTTTTAATATAGAACCAACCTATATACCTATCTTTCAATCACTACTAGTAACCGTGTACGGTGCGTACTTTGTTGGTAGGACATGGGAAAAAGGTAAAAATATAGGTAATAATAAAAACAAATGAAAACAATTAAATTAAATAAAATGGAAGAAAATAGCAAAATAACCCCGGAAGAGCTTAAGCAAGTGACTGAGCTTAATAACAAAATGGTACAGATTCAAGGAGAAATTGGTGCTGGTGAATTGCGTAAAGCAGATCTAGTAACAATGTTCGCTGAAGAGTCTAAGCAAATGGAAGTTATTAAAAAGGAGCTTGAAGACAAATATGGTAAGGTTAACATCGATTTAAAAGATGGATCTTATGAGCTAATTCCTGAGGAAGAAAATGACTAATGTAATCAGAAAAATAAGTATAGGTTCTGATTATAAAAACGATGCAATGCACTACGCAGTAGGTCAACAAGTATATGGGGGACATGAAATCTCTCATATACTACATGACGAAGAAAATGATTCATATAGTATTCACATCAAGAAAAAAGATGAAGTAATACCTTGGAAAAAGTTTAACTGTAATATGGCTGTATCAATAGAGTATGATTTAGAGTACTAAATGAAAAGCCTATTTGATTTTATTGTAGAGCCATTAAAAAGCCAATACAATAATGAAATAAAAGTAGGTGACAAAAGCCTTGTAACTAACGTTGATTTAGATAATTTTAGATCAGTTAGTAATATGGCCAAAGTTATTTCAACACCAATTGCTTATAAAACAAATATATCTAAAGGTGATATTGTGGTTATACACCATAATGTTTTTAGAACATTTAGAGATATAAGAGGTAAGCAAAAAACAAGTAGATCAAAGTTTACAGAAAACTTATATTTTGTTGCAATGGACCAAGTCTATATGTACAAAAACAAAGAAAAGTGGAATACAATTAACAATAGATGTTTTGTAAAACCACTTGTAAGTAATAATGATCTAACGTTAGATAAAGAACGCGAGCTTATTGGTATATTAAAATACGGTAATAGTTCCTTAGAAGCTCTTAAAATCACTCCAGGAGATGTAGTTGGTTACACACCAGATGGTGAGTATGAATTTTTCATAAACGAAGAGCGATTATATTGTATGAAATCAAATGATATTGTAATTAAATATGAACACCAAGGAGACGAAGTTGAATATAATCCGAGCTGGGCGAAAAGCAGTTGAGGAATTAATCAAGGTGGCAGAAGAAAAGATCGTTGACTCAGGGGATGATATATCAGCTGACAGACTTAAAAATGCCGCTGCAACAAAAAAACTAGCAATATTTGATGCTTTTGAAATTCTTACAAGAATACAAACTGAAGAAGATTTATTAAACGAAAAACCAACAGAGGTTGTTAAAGAAAAAAGCTTTAAAGGTTTCGCTGAAGGAAGATCAAAATAATGTATCAACAAAACTTATACAGAATATTAGATAACCATATAAAACCTAAGGTTTTAAATAGAACCAATAGATATGCTAAATGGGAATATGGTTATAACAAAGAACATGATATAGTTGTTATAAGTAAAACTGGTAAAATAGGTGACATATATGAAATACAAGGTTTAAAAATAGCTTTACCAAAAGAAGAAAAACCTTATGTATTTGAAAATAACAAATGGGAATATTCAGAATATCCTAAAGAGTTAAACAAAATAAAATCTGTATTTGACTGGGAAGAATATCCTAATGAATTTAAAGAAAAATGGTACAGTTATATAGATGATGAGTTTAAAAAACGCGAAGAAGGTTTTTGGTTTATTAACAAAAATAAGCCTACATATATTACTGGTACTCATTATATGTACTTGCAGTGGAGCAAGATTGACGTTGGCCAGCCCAATTTTCGTGAATCAAATAGATTGTTCTACATCTTCTGGGAAGCCTGTAGAGCCGATAAACGTAGCTATGGAATGTGCTACCTTAAAAATAGACGGAGTGGCTTTTCATTCATGGCATCAGGTGAAACAGTCAACGCTGCAACAATATCGACAGACTCAAGATTTGGTATATTATCAAAATCAGGACCAGATGCTAAAAAAATGTTTACCGATAAAGTTGTACCAATATCAGTCAACTACCCTTTCTTTTTCAAACCCATACAAGATGGAATGGATCGGCCAAAAACAGAACTGGCGTATAGAGTACCGGCCACAAAGTTTACAAGAAAAAAGCTGGACAATAACGAAAAGCTTAAAGAAATATCCGGTCTTGATACAACAATAGACTGGAAGAATACAGGAGATAACTCTTATGATGGTGAAAAACTAAAGTTACTTGTTCATGATGAATCAGGTAAATGGGAAAAGCCAACAAACATATTAAACAATTGGCGTGTTACTAAAACATGTTTAAGACTAGGTAGTAGAATTATAGGTAAATGCATGATGGGTTCAACATCAAACTCTTTAGATAAAGGTGGTGAAAACTTTAAAAAGCTTTATTATAGTTCTAATGTTGAAAAAAGAAATGCTAATGGTCAAACAAGCTCAGGCTTGTATTCTTTATTTATACCTATGGAGTGGAATTATGAAGGATTTATAGATTCTTATGGTTATCCAGTATTTGATAAACCTGAAAAAGAAACGGTAGATGCTTTTGGTGATACCATAGAACAAGGAGTTATAGATCATTGGAATAATGAAGTTGAAGGATTAAAGCAAGACCAAGACGGTTTAAATGAATATTTTAGGCAGTTTCCAAGAACAGAAGAACATGCATTTAGAGATGAAGCAAAAGAATCTTTATTTAATCTTACTAAGATATACGAGCAAATAGATTACAATGTTGATTTAAAAAATACTTCAACAATAACAGTTGGTAGCTTTCAATGGGAACATGGTCAAAAAGATACTAGAGTTATATTTGTTCCAAATAAAGATGGTAGGTTTAATATATCGTGGGTTCCAGCTTTAGAATTACAAAATAGAATTGTAATAGATAATAAAGGCAAACATCCTGGAAATGAGCACTTAGGTGCTTTTGGTTGTGATAGTTATGATATATCAGGTACGGTAGATGGTAGAGGTTCTAATGGTTCTTTACACGGCTTAACTAAGTTTAGTATGGAAAACGTACCTCCTAATCATTTCTTTTTAGAATATATAGCTAGACCTCAAACAGCTGAAATATTTTTTGAAGATGTTTTAATGGCTTGTATTTTTTACGGTATGCCTATATTAGCGGAGAATAATAAGCCTAGATTATTATATCATTTTAAAAGAAGAGGTTATAGAGGTTATTCAATGAATAGGCCAGATAAGATCTGGAATAAATTATCAGTAACTGAAAGAGAAATAGGTGGTATACCAAACTCTAGTGAAGATATAAAGCAAGCTCATGCCGCTGCTATTGAAACTTATATAAATACTAACGTTGGTATTTTAGAAAATGGATATGGAGATATGTACTTTCAAAGAACATTAAATGATTGGGCTAAATTCAATATAAATAATAGAACAAAGCACGATGCTTCTATTAGTTCAGGATTAGCTTTGATGGCTTGCAATAAGAATAGGTATATGCCTGCTCAAAAGAAAATATATAAACCTATTGATTTAGGTATTAAAAAATATAATAATAGTGGAAATACTTCAAAAATACTTTAATAAATGAAAATCCAAACTAATACAAACAGTTCTTTTCCAAACCAAGTGGTAAGTGAGGAAGAAAAATCAAGCTTAGAATATGGTATTCAAGTAGGTAGAGCTATTGAAGGAGAATGGTTTCAAGAAGGAAGATCAGGAAATAGATATGCTCAAAGCTACAGTAATTTTCATCAATTAAGGTTATATGCAAGAGGAGAGCAGTCTGTAGCTAAATACAAAAGTGAATTATCTATAAATGGTGATTTATCTTATCTTAACTTAGACTGGACACCAGTTGCTGTTATACCTAAGTTTGTAGATATTGTTGTTAATGGAATGTCTGAAAAAAATTATGATATTAATGCTGTTGCTCAAGATCCATTTTCTTTAAAACAAAGAGGTGATTATGAAAGAGAAATACTAAGAGATGTCAATAATAAAGAAGCTTTACAAAATTTTTTAAAAATAGGAATGAATCTTTATAACACATCTAATCCTGAAGAACTTCCAGCAAATAAAGAAGAATTAGATCTTTATATGCAAATGAATTACAAACAGCAAGTAGAAATAGCTGAAGAAGAACTAATAAATAATGTATTAGATAAAAATAAATATAACGAAACAAAGAAAAGATTAGCATATGATTTAGCAGTTATAGGTATAGGAGCTTGTAAAACTCAATTTAACAAAACAGAAGGTATTAAAATTGATTATGTTGATCCCGCTTACATGGTTTATTCATATACAGAAAACCCTAATTTTGAAGATGTTTATTACGTAGGCGAAGTAAAATCTATAACTATACCAGAGTTAAAAAAGCAATATCCAAATATACCAGAAGAAGAATTACTTAAAATACAACAAATGCCTGGTAATTCTCAATATATAACAGGTTGGGGTAATTATGATCAAAACACAATACAAGTTATGTATTTTGAATATAAAACATATCATGACCAAGTTTTTAAAATAAAGAAAACAGATCAAGGACTTGAAAAAGCTTTAGTAAAGTTTGATGGTTATAACCCACCTGAAAGTGATAGATATGATATTGTTACTAGAACAATAGAAGTTTTATATACAGGTGCTAAAGTATTAGGTAATAACTATATGCTTGAATGGAAATTAGCAGAGAATATGACTAGACCAATGGCTGATACAACTAAAGTTGAAATGAATTATTGTATATCAGCACCTAGAATATATAAAGGTAGAATTGAATCTATGGTAGGCAAGATATGTGGCTTTGCAGACATGATACAACTTACTCATCTTAAGCTACAGCAAGTTATGTCTAGAATAGTTCCTGATGGTGTATTCTTAGATATGGATGGTTTAGCAGAAGTTGACTTAGGTAACGGAACTAATTATAATCCAGCTGAAGCTTTAAACATGTATTTCCAAACAGGTTCTATAGTTGGTAGATCACTTACTCAAGAGGGTGGTATTAATGCAGGCAAAGTGCCAATATCAGAATTATCATCATCATCTGGTCAAGCTAAAATTCAAAGTTTAATTGGTACATATCAGTATTACTTACAAATGATACGTGATGTAACTGGATTAAATGAAGCAAGAGATGGTAGTATGCCTGAAAAAGATGCTTTACTAGGTCTTCAAAAATTAGCTGTTAATGCTTCTAATGTTGCAACAAGACATATGGTTGATTCTTTATTGTTTGTAAGTTTAAGAATATGCGAAAATATAAGTTTAAAAATTGGAGATATAATATATAATCCATTAAATAAAAAATCTTTACAAAATTCTATAAGTAACTTTAATACTCAGACATTACAACAATTAATTGATTTACAATTACATGATTTTGGTATTTATTTAGAATTAGAACCTGAAGAAGAAGAAAAAGCTTTATTAGAACAAAATGTACAAGTTGCTTTAAAAACTGGAGCAATTGCATTATCTGACGCTATAGATATTAGAGAAATTAAAAACACAAAACTTGCTAATCAATATATTAAACTTAGACAAACTCAAAAAATTGAAAGAGAAAAAGAAGCTCAAAAACAAAATATAGAATATCAAGCACAAGCAAACGCAAAAGCTTCAGAGGCAGCGGCTTTGTCTGAAGTTCAAAAACAACAAGCTCTTACTCAAGAAAAAGTAAGTATTGAACAAGCCAAGTCTCAATTTGAAATACAACGCATGCAAAACGAAGCTCAAATCAAAAGAGAGCTTATGGCTGAAGAGTTTAATTATCAAATGCAATTAGCAAAAGCTAGAGCTGGTGTTGAATTAGAAAGAGAAAAAGAAATAGAAGATAGAAAAGATAAAAGAACAAGAATACAAGGAACACAGCAATCAGAAATGATTGATCAAAGAAAAAATGATTTATTACCTATAAATTTTGAATCTGAAGGTAATGATGATTTAAGTGGGTTTAATCTTGGATCATTAGGTCCAGAATAAATCTTTTATTTATTTAATTATATTATATTATGTCA